AAGCGCCAGGAGCTGACTCGGCCCCTTCTGGCCGTCAAGGCAGGCATTGACGACCTTTTCAAGCCCGTGACGTCTTCGCTACTCCTGGCCGAAGCTCTGCTGAAGGGCAAGATCGGGGCGTACCATACCGCGAAGGAAGCCGAACGCCGGGCAGTAATGCAAGCGTCAGCGGCCGAGTATCAGGCAGGGGGCACGCCCACGGCCATTATTCCCGAACCTGCCCAGGTCCAGGGGATCGCCGTTCGGATGGTCTGGGATTTCGAGATCACGGATCCCGCCGAAGTGGAGATCGGTTTCTGTTCCCCCGACCCGTCGAAGATTCGAGACTGGCTGAAACGCATTGATCGGGATCCGCCTGCCGCACTGCCCGGGATCCGATTCTTCCAGCGCGAGCAAGTGATCGCCCGGGGGCTGAAGTGAAACCCGCAAAGTCCCGACGTCTGCCTGAGAGGGCTTGTCGATCGATTGCCAAGGGCTGCAAAGCTTGCGGCCATGCCAGGGCGCACCATTTCAGGGATCGTGGTAAGTACAGGGGCAAGGACGGCCCGAAATACTGCCACGCTCAAAAGGCAGATCTGACCGTCTGCCAGTGCCAGGTGATCAAGTGACAAGCGCGATCCAGCTTTCGCATAAATCCGTGGAACACTACGGGCCTGACTATATCGGGCCGATGGTTAGGGCCGTGTTCGGGGGGCCTATCAATCTCGACCCGGCGTCATGCGATCAAGCGAACCAGCTGATCGGGGCGGAAAGATACTACACGGCAGCGGATAACGGCCTGGCCCTCCCGTGGCACGGGACCGTTTACCTGAACCCGCCCGGGGGCCGAGTGGTCGATCCGCTTTACGGTGAGGTAAACCAGGCTGCCCTCTGGTTCGCTACTCTGGCTCACCGTTACGATCGCGGCCTGGTCTCTCAGGCCATTTTCATGATCTTCAATTTCGAGCTTTTCAGGTACGCTCAAAACTGGAAGGTTCGGCAGCCGCTCGATTTCCCGATCTCGATTCCGAAACGAAGGATCGATTTCTGGAAGCCAGGCCCGAATGGCCGACCCGTGCCCCAGGGGTCTCCTGGTCACCCTAACGGAGTGATCTACATGGGCCCGAACGTGGACCAGTTCCGGGCCGTCTTCGACCCGCCGGAAGAACCCGGGGGCCGTGGTCGATGGCCCGGGGGGCAGAGCTTCAACGTTCCACCATTCTGAGCGAAAGGGAGTCCACGTGATTCAGTGTCGTTGTGTTCGTAAAGGCTGCAAACGGATCCACGTCTGTGATCAATGCCTGCCCCTGGTGATCATCGAATCGCCCCTGGCGGGGGACGTGGCAGCGAATCAAGCGTATGCCCGGGAGTGTCTCCTGGACTCCCTTCGACGTCGCGAAGCACCTCTGGCCAGTCACTTGCTTTATACCCAGGTCCTGGATGATACGATGCCAGCGGCCAGACATCTGGGGATCGAAGCCGGGCTGGCGTGGGGGCAGGCCGCCGATCTGACTGCCGTCTACACGGACCTGGGTATCAGCCCGGGTATGCGGCAGGGGATCGAACGAGCGAAGGCCGAAGAAAGAAAGATCGTCTATCGTGCGATCCGAGAAGCCCCGAAGCACTGGCAAGACACGGACAAGGATTGACCGATGTCTGATCTTCTTCGTGCCAGGGTTGAAACGGATCGGCGCATTGTCGAGATCGGGACGCTATACGACTATTTCAAAATGGTCTGGCCGATGATCGATCCGGCCCCGCTTACCCCGAACTGGCATCTAGAAGAGAAGTGCAATCACCTGGAAGCCGTGTCAGACGGCAGGATCCGGAAGCTCATTATTAACGAGCCCCCGGGGTCTGGGAAATCGAACACGGTTAACGTCATCTGGAACAGCTGGGAGTGGATCAAACGCCCCAGGACTAAATTCCTTTTCGCCAGCTTCGATGCATCCCTGGTAGGGACTCGGGACGGTGGAAAGGTGATAAAACTGTTGCAGTCAGACTGGTTTCGATTGCGCTGGGGAAACATGCTTGAACCCGGGAAACCGGCAGCGGCCATGTTTGAAACCACGGCCGGGGGCTTTCGGTTCGCTACTTCCCCCGGGGGCCGTGGGACGGGCAGACACGCTGATATCAGGGTCGTGGACGATCCGAGCAAGCCTAAAGACGTGATCGGCGGGGGCACCTTGACCCGTTCTGCCTTGCGTCTGGTTTCCGAGTGGGCAGCCGGGACGCTATCCAGCCGGGCCACGGACCTGAGAACGGTTCGCGACGTCCTTATCATGCAACGGTTACACGAAGACGATCTGGCGGGGGAAATGCTCCTGAAGGGGGGCTGGGTACACCTATGCTTCCCCATGTTATTCGACCCGTCGCTGGCCTGCCGAACTGAGTTCGGGGGCGATCGGCGCACCCTGCCAGGTGAACTCCTATTCCCTAAGCGCGTCCCCCTGGAAGTGGTGAACGATCTTCGGGATAACCAGATGGGCCCCGATGTATTCGAGGCACAATGCCAACAGCGACCCGTCCGAAAGGGCGGGGGCGTGTTTCGCCGTGAGTGGTGGAATTTCTGGCACTACGGGGAAAACGTCCCGGAGCCCTGCCTGTGCGATCAATGTTTCAAGCTGAAACGCACGATCCCGGGCTGCCCTAACTACGTCCCGAAGTTCTGCCGGCCACTGCCGGCCACTGGCCACGAAATCCAGTCCTGGGATTGCGCGTTCAAGAAATCGGAAACGACCGATTTTGTGGCTGGTGGCGTGTTCCGGGTCAATATGGGGGACGTGTTCCTGATCGATTGCAGGAACGAGCGGCTGTCATTCACAGACACCGTTCACGCTCTCAGGGCGATGTCCCTTCGATGGCCGAAGGCATACGATAAGCTGATCGAAGACCAGGCAAACGGCCCGGCTGTGGAGAACTCTCTGAGGGCAGAGATCCCGGGGCTTACTCTCGTTCACCCTATGGGGGGAAAGGAAGCCAGGGCAAACGCCGGATCGATCTACTTCAGCGGGGGGAAGTTCTTCTTACCTCACCCAGACATATACCCCTGGGTCTGGCCCTACATGAGCCAGCATGAGTCTTTCCCCCGGGGCGTCAATGATGATATGGTCGACATGACCAGTCAGGTTCTAGTGCGGCTGAAAACCCATGGGGCGCATTTCGCCGAAGCTATGCGGAAAATCCGGGGCGAAAAATGAGCATCGACGAAACGATCAAGCGCGTGGTTTCCTTCGCCCGGACTGTCTCGCGCGTTGATTCGTGGGAGAACCTCTGGACCGGGACCGGGACGGCAGGCGACAAAACCACGGCCGGGACTTACGCGGTAAGCAATCGGATCACGGATCCCGAACTCTCGGCCATGTATCACACGAGTGACACGGCAGCGACGATCGTTGATACCGTGCCCCAGGAAATGCTTCGGCAGGGCTTCGGCGTGACGTGCCCAGACCCCGTGGCAGCTGAGCGCGTGGCCGCCCAGGTCAAGGTCCTGGGCATTCTTGATCACGTTCGGGAGGGCATGATCTGGGGTCGATTGTTCGGCGGGGCAGTGCTCCTGATCGGGGCCGATGACGGGCAGGATCCCAGGCTGCCCTTGAATGAAGCCGGGATCAAAACGTTGACGTTCCTGGAGCTTTACGACCGTCGAAGGGCCCAGCCGGAAAGCTACTACGAAGATCCCAGATCCCCGAAGTTCGGAAGGCCGAAGGTCTGGCGTTTGTCCAATCTGCGATCCGGCGGGATCTCCTATGCCCACGAATCCCGGACCGTGGTTTTCCGTGGGGCCCATACCGGGGCCCAGGAACGGCAGGCGAACCTGGACTGGGATTTTTCCGTGCTTCAGCGACCTTATGAAGCCTTGCGGCAATTCGACGCGATTTACAAAGCCGCTGAAATCATGATGACGGATGCCAGTCAGGCCGTTTTCAAAATGCGGGGCCTGCTAGCCATGATTGCCGGGGGGCAGCTCCAGGAGCTGGCAACCCGGGCGAACTTCATTGACATGACTCGGGGCATTTCCAGATCGGTCATGCTTGACGCTGACGGGGG